AATTCTGTAAACAATCAATTAGGAGGATCTACAGGATCAGGTAATAAAATGGGTAAAGGTACTGCATATACCCCAAGTGTAAATGTTTACACAAATGTAAGTAGAGATCCTATTACTAAAAAAGATATAGTTGACACTACTGTTCAAACTGCTTATGGAGATGGTCAAACTAATTATCAAAGATATCAAACTAAACCTGGTGGTTAATTAAAATAAAATGCCTCTAATAGATTTACAAACTAATCTAAAGAACTTAAGGTTCGGTAATGACAGACCAGGATATGGTTCGTCAGGACTTCCTTATATTCAGACTATAATGCCTGATACACCGAATGCTACAGGTAATACTCAGCCTATTTATAAGCCAGGTCAAACCGGAGGTTTAGACTTTCCAATAAGAGGAGGACAACTAGAGTTTAATTTAGGATCACAGTCTTTTACTGTATCTAGTAAGATCGATAAGAGTAGAATCAAGAAGTTTTTTGAAGATAAACAACGTGGCACTACATTTATTCAAAAACAAGTGGGTCTACAGTTATCTAACCCTAAAATTGAAACAGGAAATACTTTATTTGGTATACCTCAAGGAATTCCTATCCCAGGACTTATTGAAAACACTCGAGTATATAATCTAGGCCAAAATACATTAGCACAAGTAGGTGTATCTGGAACAGGTTTTCACGCTATTAGGCATGGACTGGTACCATTTAATCCATATCAGAAGCAATATTATGATATTGTTAATAACCAAAATATAGACAACAGAAAATCAACTAATAGGCTTTACAACTTGATGCTCCTTAAAATGACTACAGGAGACCCTTTTGTAAATGCAGCAAATGTTCCAGACATTAATTTAGTAAACACACTAGGCATATCTCTAAACAGAAACATGATCTTCCAGTATTTAGGAGGGCCTAGCTCTGTTTATGGTATTGGTACAACTACAATTCCTCGTGTTGTTGATACTACTAAACTTAGATCATTTACCTCAATGACGTATGATTCATTGATGAAACAAAATACTAATCTGTCTACAACAAATATAAATGGAGATTATATTAGAGGGACTAAAATACAAGACTTTAGAGAGCAGTTATCCGCATTAGATGGATCTTATCAACCTTGGGGAAATAATACTATAGACAGTAGATTTTATACTTACAATGTAGTAGGCTATCAGTATAAAGATAAAATGAATCTACTATATCCTTTTTTATTCAAAAATAGTCAAGCACCTTGGGAAGTTACAGAATATAAAGATAGTACACAAGACTTAATTAAATTTGCTTTTGAAGCTGTTTCTAATGATCAACCTACTTATTCTACTGCAATATTCTTTAGAGCTTTATTAATAGGATCAATAACTGATAATAATCAAGCTGAATTAAATAGCTTTAAATATGTTGGTAGAGGTGAAAACTTTTACACTTATCAAGGATTTAATAGATCTATAGGATTCTCTTTTAGAGTAGCAGCCCAATCAGAAGCTGAACTTAAACCTATGTATAATAGGATTAATATGCTGATGAGCCAAGTATATCCTGATTATAGCCCTAATCAAGGTATAATGAGAGCACCTTTAGTTCGTGTGACTATTGGAGACTATTTATATCGTGTACCCGGTTTCTTAGAATCTGTCAATTTAACAATTGATAATACTAATACTCCATGGGAAATTAATTTACAAAACGATCAAACAGGAAATATTGCACAACTACCACAAATGGTTGATATAAATGTTACTTTTAGACCTATACTTGATGTACTTCCTAAGAGACCTAATACAAGTGTACAAGGGCAAACTACAGTTAATGCACAAACAGAACAATCACAAGATACACAAACTATAATTTCTAATGTAACTCCTTTAATTGCTAATGTTCCTCAAGCAAAAGGATCTCCTACTACATTTATTAAGCCTACAGTACAAGGACAATTTAGTTCAACTAGAGAAGCTACATTAAGAGAGTTAGCATCCGTAGATCAAAGTCTTGCAGCAGATATTGCATCAGCAGAAGAAGACGTTATTCAAAGAAATCCATATAGAACAAGAACAGGACAAGGAGATAGATTTACCCAAAATATAGAAGGTCTTAATTTACAAAACTCATTATTAACTGGAGGATAATGCAATCAAGATACGAAAACATATTAATAACAAAATTTCAAGCTACAGGTAGTGAATACTATGTAAATAATGTCTATCCAGACATAGTTCCTACAAATGATGATGATTATATCATTACTGTATTAGGAGACAGACTCGACTTATTAGCATTTGACTTTTATGGATCTTCAGAATTTTGGTGGGTTATAGCATCTGCAAATTCTCTTTCTGGTGATTCTTTAGTAGTTGAACCAGGAACACAACTTAGAATTCCTGCTAATTTATCCGGAATAATTAATAATTATAAGATCGTAAACGCATTAAGATAGTTATGGCAGGCCTAGATACTAATAAGATATCTAATATCATAGGGACTAGAATTCCTTTATGGTTATTAAACCAATTAGAAGAAAGATCTAGACAAAACACCAGAGACAATAGACTTGGCTCAAATGGTGAAACTGATAATTTGTCATTTTTAGCAAATAAAACAGCGTGGGTAAGATTAGTATCATCTGTTGATATTACTAATAAATCTGACATAATATATTTTCAAAGTCTAACCGGAACTAGTATTAAAAATTGGTCAGATCTAGCTAAAGAGTTTGTTTTGTTTGGTGGCACATCTAAATATTTAAGTGGAAATACTCCATTAAGCAATTCAAAATTTTTTTCATATACACAGAGAGCAGGTCTTGGTCAAGGTGGTTCTTATGGTATGTTAGGAGAAGAAGAAATAAAAAGGTATGGTTATAGACCTATGCCAGGCATAAGTTCTGTTAACATAGAAACATTAGGTAGATTAGGTTCTCTTAGACAAGCAACAATCAATTTTAAGTGCTGGGATAAAATGCAGCTAGATATTATAGATGCTCTTTATTTCAAGCTCGGTTTTACTATGTTCTTAGAATGGGGAAACACCTTCTTTTATTCTACTACTGGAAAAAACGCTGGTAAATTATTGTCTAGTGAGCTGTATTCTATAGATCCTTTTAAAGAAAATCTTACTAAAGAAGAGATTAACATACAGATATCAAGAAATATAGAAGCATCTGAAGGTAACTATGACGGTATGTTAGGCTTAGTTACTAATTTTAATTTTCAGTATAATCAAGACGGAGGCTATGACTGTAGTTTAAAATTAACAGGATTAGGAATATTATCAGATAGTACAAAAATCAATAATCCAGGAACACTAGCTAATTTACTAGCAGAAGAAATTGAATTATACAATAATACACTAACTAATATAGATAGGCTGTTATCCACTGATCCTGCTTTAGCATCAGTTGCGCAAGGATATAATCCTGCTGCAGTTGCAGCGCAATTTGAATCTTTAAATGCACCGTCTACCTTTACTAATACAACTGTTGTTAATGAAGCTAATAGGCAACAAACAATAGCGTCATCACCACAAAATGCAGCTTTTTCAAATGCTGCCACAGCACAAAATTTACCATCGCTATCTACTGCTATAAATTTAGAGAATTATATAAAGACAAATGTTAAATATAGTGAAACACTCAAATCTTATGTAGGTGGTAAACTAATTTATCCTTCAACTGCAACTTTAAATTTTGATAAAGCAGATATAAGTACAGTAACAGCGGATGCTGGAGGGATTTTAATAATAAGAAATTTAGGGGTAGCAGTTCCTTTAAATGAAGATTCTTTAATAGGTGCTACAGTAGAATTAAATTATGATAGAATATCTAAAGTACTATCAGATGCAGGTATAGATCTAAAAGCACAAAATGGTAGAGGTAGTTTTGTTAATTGGAGCAATGTTAGTTTTGAGACTGGAGCAACTGCTGAAGGAAACTTTACTTATAAAAATCCAAATATTAGTTCTGTAAGCTATGAAATAAAACTGGCATATGATGAAAATGCTAGATCAAATAATCCTAATGCAGTTTTTTCAATCCCTATAAATGAGTTTGTTGATGTTTTTACTAATGTATTGAAAAATAATGATAATAATAAAAAAGGGTTATATAGCTTATTAAAAGTATCTGTAGATGACTCTGCTAGAGTTTCTAAATTTACAGTTTCATTTATTGTTCCATTTGAAAAAGAAGTAGAGGTTGGAGGTAAAAGAACTAAAATTACAGTAGCATCACAAGTTAAATTTATTTTTACTGATAGTAGTTTTATAAAAGCTATTAAAATTCCTAAATTTAACCAAATTGGTCAAAAACAAGTAGTACCAAAAGAAGAAGAACCAACTACAGGACAGAATGCTTCACTTATACAGATTGCTAAATCTTTATCGTCACAATCAGGTTTAGAGCTAGTTTTAAGAACTATACAAGTTCATGCACTAACTAGAGCTTTACAAAAAACAAAAAATAAAGATATAAATAAAGTAGTCTATACGCTATCCATGGTTGATGATATAACTGATTCTGGAAAACCTTTTTATCAACAGATATTTACAAACGGTATATTTTCCCCTCATATAGTAGATCTAGTTAATGGAGATATAAAAGACGATGTGTATACTACAAAAACTGCAATGAATCCTACTGACAGGTTTAGAATACAAGCTAAATATGGTTTTGCAACCGAACTAATGTCAGGCAGAGTAGATATTTCAAAGTTTCAAGACTTAGATGTAAAATATAAAGAACTTTTAAAAGCTTTTGTAGTTCCATACGATATCAGTCAAGAAATAACAAAAGGAACATCTACAAACCACCCAGTATACATTTCTTTAGGTTTACTATTAATGCTATTGAATCATAACTGCACTGTTTATGAACCTAAGGATATTAAATTACAAACGCCTTTAGTATATATTGACTTTAATCCTAACCTAAACTTCTTTTTAAGTACTAAAAAACATCTAAGTACAAATCCTTGGGTAACATTAATTCCTTTTGAAGGAAGCTTTGAAGATTATAAAAACTTATTTCCTAGTGAAATATTGGAACAAACAGATGGGAAATATTACATAACTCCTGTTTCTGGAAGTAATGAAAAAACGCCTTTATTTAATCCTCAAGAAGAGGACGCACTGTCTACTCAAATTCCTAGTTTGAAGTTTGATCCTAATAATCCATGTAGTGCATATAAAGGAAGATTAATGAATGTTTTAATAAACATAGATTACATAATTGACAGCATTAAAAATTATACAGATTCAGATTCTTTAAATAGTGTCTATTTAAAACCATTTATAGAAGTAGTTTTATCAGATATTAACAAGTATCTTGGTAATTTTAATGTTCTTAGAATGTCTTATAACGACGGTGCAAACACTTATCAAATAGTAGATGACCAAATTCTACCACCAGGAGTCAATGAAAACTTGTTGGAGCCAACAAATCAAACAGCTCTTCCTTTAATAGGTAAAAATAATATTGCAAAAAGTTTATACATAAAAACAGACATAAGTAGTAAGTTAGCCAATATGTTAGCAATATCTGCTAATACTAATGCTACTGAAAAAGCTATGATATCTGTTGATGGTAGCCCGGTTGGATTTGTCAATACAGCTTACAGAGATAGATATATTCCAAGAAAAGGAGAATTAACAGGAAGTATATCAAATGGTTTAGATTCTGTAAAAACAACTGCTATGCAATTTAATGCAAGCGTATCTGATTTTTATAGTACTATAAACCCATCTCAAGATAATGTCTCTCAAGCTTCTGGTTATTATATAGATAGAATGGTGAAGAAAAAAAATGAAGATTTTCCTACTAGAGCATCATCACCAATACCTTTATCTGTAAATTTTTCAATAGACGGTGTTTCTGGTTTTAATATGGGTCAAGGTTTTACTATACCTTCAGAATTAATACCATATACTTATAATGCTAGATCTATTCAACAAGAAACTGGATTAGGCCCAAATCATATAAACAAGGTAGGCTTTTTAGTATTCGGTTTAAATCATAGTATAGAGAACAATCAGTGGACAACTACTATTAGAGGTAATATGACTTATCTAAAATATGCTACTGAATTTAGTTCTTCTGCTATTCAACCATCACAAAATCCGCCTCAATTTAGAGAGAGTCCATATAACCAATATCCATCTGTAGAAAGAGAAACCCCAGCTGGTCTAGAAGATAAAATAAAAATAGTTAAAACCTTCTTTGAACAAAAAGGATATTCTCCTGTTCAAATATCTGCAATCATAGGAGCTTTAATACAAGAATCTAATATAAACCCTAAAGCAGAAAATAAATTAGGAGCTTTTGGAATTGCACAGTGGTTAGATAGAAGACCTAAACTACAACAAAAAATAGCGTATGATACTTTAGAAGTACAATTAGCATTTATGATTGAAGAATTTAACGGTTCAGAATCTATAGCAGGATCAAAATTAAAAGCAGCACTTACTTTAGAAGAAGCAATAGTTGCCATGGCTCTATATGAAAGATACAAAGGTGTAACGACGGCGTCTACATACCAAGATCTTCTAACTGCGCCAGAAACTGGAAATAGAATTGGATATGCTAAGTATATTTTCAATAATTATAATAACATATAACTATGTTAAGATACTATCCATCATTTGCAATTACTCCTAATTTAAATACGACAGGAAACGAATTTACTTTAAACGGTGTTCCTTATATTGGAAAATACTATGAAGTATATGATGGTAGAGCTTTTACAGGACCAAATCCTCAATTAGGACCAAACGAGCCTTTAAAAAGAATACAAGATTTTTCTTTAGCTCCTGGGATAAATGGCAGTAATTTACCATCTAGACTTAAAAATAATATTGCAGCTAAAACAGGAGTAACTCCAACAAAGCCAGGAATTCAAAGAATACCAGGCCAACCTAATGCATATTATCCTCAACCAACTGCACAAGATTATAAGAAAGGGTATGTTATTCGCTACTTCACTAAAAAAGAAAATGAGCGTGGTTTTATAACAGAGATCAGTCAAGATGAGTACAACTCAATTGTGAATGGTACAGCAGACTACGATATATCAATTTATCAAACTACGACTATACTTTGGAAGTTAACTGGACCTTTAAAAAGCCAAAGACAATCGCAATATAACATTATACCAGGAATCTTTGAA